GGAATCAAATGTGTGGCAAAAGATAAGAAGCTTGGAGTTGTCGAACCAAAGAAACCCAAATGGACAAAGAAGGGCTGCTATGATGTAAACACCGCAAAATGGTTTGGAATCGACCCTTGGACAGGATTGGATGAAAGACCAATTGATGGTGAATACAGCAGAGTGGAATTCAGAGATTTAGATTTAGGTTCTGTTGCAGATGTCAAAATCTTTCTGTTCAGAAATGGATGGGTTCCGACAGAATACAATTATAAAACTGATCCTGAAACATTTAAGAAAGTTCAAACTTCTCCAAAAATAACTGAAGACAGTTTGGAGTTCTTAGGTGGTGACGGTAAGCTTTATGTTGACTTTTTGACTGCGAATTCCAGATATGGTATCCTCAAAACTTGGATTGAAAACACAGACTCCAATGGAAGACTTCATGGCGACTGTATGACAATTGGAACACCGAGTATGAGGGCTAGACATTCCATCATCGTAAATGTGCCATCTGCAGATAGCAAGTGGGGCAAGGAAATGAGAAGTTTGTTCAGTTGTATACCAGGCTGGAAACTTGTAGGTTGTGATTCTGCAGGCAATCAAGCCAGAGGTTTGGCGCATTATCTCAAAGATCCAACTTTTATCGATACTCTGTTGAATGGTGACATTCATCAATACAATGCAGATATATTGACAGAAGTACTCAAAACAATCAAAGTTAATCACACAGTTCCTAGATCCAATGCCAAACGTATTTTATATGCGTTTTTATTTGGAGCTGCCGGAGCAAAATTGTGGAGTTACATCTTTGGCTATTTTGATGATGCAAGAGGTAAGAAGTTAAAGTCTGGATTTGAAAAAGCTGTACCAGGATTTAAAGTACTGAAAGACAAATTGGAAACTACTTATGGCAATACCAGTAAATATGGCGATGGCTATATCCCTTCAATTGCTGGTAATAGAATATACGTGGATAGCTTTCATAAACTTTTGGTATACTTGCTTCAATCCTGTGAAAAGATCACATGCAGTGCAGCAGTGATGTTGGCGATGGAAAATCTTGAGAAAGAAAACATACCATATGTTCCACTCATTATGTATCATGACGAAATAGATTTTATGGTTCCTGAAGAGCATGCTGAACGTGCCAGACAAATTGGTAAAGAAGCTTTCAAAGAAGGTCCAAAATTGTTTGGAATTGAAATAATGGATGGTGATGGCAAAATTGGAAATAATTGGTATGAAATTCATTAATAGGAGTTCAATATGACGTTAGAAGATTATATGTACAATTTGAGTAAACTTACAAAAACAGCTTATCATATGCAAGACTTAAAAAGACCATTGAAGTGACGTTAGTGAAGAGTGGTTATGATAAAGATCATGTCACAAGTGCAATCATTGAATTGATAGGAACTCCAAGTCAATATCAAGTAATACTACCCATGATACAGTATCGTGGTATGATCATATTCGAAGGAAAGAGCATAAAATATCTTTCTGAAAGAGCTATAAACATATATGATCTTGCCCGTGATTTCTTAATCAAAAATGGGTATGTAGACAACAAGTGGACAGATTTACATCATGAATCTCTTCTGCAGAAAGTGTAAGTATTGTTATAAGGCATTCTGTACAACAGCTTCTTGGTCAAATAAGGAATTCTGTAGTGCAGATTGTGTGTTCGATTATTTAAATAATGTCAAATATAGGAGTGTTCGTAATGAACTCTAAAGAATATCTGTTAGCTTGTTTGTCTGAAGAATTGTCAGAAGTTCAACAATGTGTTTCAAAATGTTTGAGGTTCAGCCCTGAACATCGTTATGAAGAATACCCAAGATCAAATTTTGAAGAGTTATCTATGGAGTTCTCTGATGTGATGGCCATCATGGATTTGATGAAAGAACTTTGTAATTTAGATGTGCAAGTTGACTTAGATAGATTAGATGAAAAGAAAGAAAGAACACTCCATTATATGAATGTTTCACGATTGATGGGGACATTGAAAGATGCCACTACTGATAATTGATGGAGATGTGTTGTGTTATCAAGCTTGTAAGGCAAGATGGCAAGATAAAGTTCCAAAAGTAAATGGAGAGCCTGTAATACTTTTAGATCAAGAGGGTAAAAGAGTTGCATTAGAGTATACTAAAGAAGAAGATGCAAAATATTTAGAGCAATGTCTGGATAATGTGAAGAAAGACTTTCAAATGCTTTGTGAAAAATTCTTTACCAATCAATTCTTACTTGCTGTAAAAGGTCCAAATAATTTTAGGAATGATTTGTATCATGCTTACAAAATGAACAGACATGCAGATCCAAATAAGCAAAATGCTTTTGTACCTGTTCTCAGAAAATTATTGGTTCACGAAGAAATTGGAGTAGAATCCGATGGAAGAGAAGCCGATGACTTAATGAGAATATGGGCAGAAGAAGCCAGAAAATACGGAATAGATTACATCATATGTTCAATTGATAAGGATCTAAAATGTATTCCTGGTAAACATTACAACATGAAGAAAGCAGAAATATTTGAGATATCTGAAGAAGAAGCTTGTAGACATTTTTACGAACAGCTTTTAAAAGGAGACCCTACAGATAATATTCCTGGTATTCCTCGTGTCGGTGATGTTAAAGCAAGAAAAATACTGGCTCCTTACAATACTGAAGAGGAATTTCAAGAACAAGTTGTGGAACAATACATGCTTGCTTATGGCGATGAGTGGAGAGAATACTTATTGGCAAACGGTAAGATGGTTTATCTTCAAAAAGACTTGAATGACTACTTTTGTATTGGAGATTGGCCATTGGTTAAATTTATAGATGGAGGCGGAGGTGTTGATACCGAAGATTCAAGTTAGTACTCTGCCTAAGTTCAATAACGGGCATTGGTCTTTTGAAGAACAAATGGATAAAGAGCAATACGTAGGCTTTATCTATGTAATCCGAGATCCTTTCATGAAGAGCTTATATTTAGGTAAAAAGCTGTTCAAAGGAACAGGTAAACTGAATAAAGGTCAAGAAAGCAATTGGAAGACATATTGTTCTTCAAGTAAAGGCATTTCAGCAATGCTTGAAGAGAGACCAAAGTCCGATTTTGAATTTATATGTGTGGCTCAGTATAAAACAAAAGGAGCGTTGGCATATGCAGAAACATGGTCATTGTGCCATGTTGAAGCACCAACAAAGAAGGAGTGGTATAACAAGCGTATCGAAAAGATATCTTGGAAGGTTACCGAAAATATCACAGATAAACATAAAGAGAGATTAAACCGAATTATTAATTGGGAGAAAATTGATGAATAAATTTAGAGAAATTGTTGTTACAGTGGTAACGTTATCTGCAGTGGGTTTATTGGGCAGTAGCGCGGCTGATGTGATAATTGCAAATTCTTGGAGTCCTTACGATAAAGCAATACTGGCAATGAATCTAATTATCTTTGGTGCTACAATTAGGAAGGACTAATGGGAGTTGTGATAGTCAAGAATCAGCCATGTCTGGATAGAGTCGGTTGTGGTTCTTCAGATGCAAGACAAATTTATGAAGACCGCACATCGTTCTGCTTTTCATGTCAACAATTTTTTCCAAAACAACAAGATGAGGAAGAATTTATAGTGGAACCAGTCAAAGAATTTTCTAAGAAGTTATCGTTAGAAGACATTAAAGATTTACCAATAAGAGGTTTCAAAGAAAGAGATATATCCAAAGAAGTAACTGAATTCTTCGGTGTTAAAGTATCCTACAATGAAAATGGTGAAATAGATACTCACTATTATCCTTACGGTGACAAGGCATATAAGATCAGAAAACTTCCAAAGATATTCAGTTGGATAAATAAGTCAGACGATTTATTTGGCAGAGGTGCATTCAACAGTGGAGGTAAAAGATTAATCATTACCGAAGGTGAGATTGATGCATTATCGGTTGCCCAAGCTTCAATGGATAGATATAAAAAGATTTATCCTGTGGTTGGCATGTCTTCAGCAGTAATGACACGTTCTCTGATAGAACACAGAGAATGGATCAGATCTTTTAAAGAAGTGATCTTGTGTTTGGATTCTGATGAAGCAGGTAAAAGAGCAACCGAAGAAGCAATCAAAGTGATTGGTATTGACAAGGTAAAGATGGTTAAATTACCTTTGAAAGATCCAAATGCTGTACTTGTGACACATGGCAGTAATAAGTTGATGCAATGTATTTTCGATGCATCTGCTTACGTTCCATCTGGCATCATTTCACCCGATGAAATCTGGGAAGCGATTGAAAAGAGAAGTAAAATACCTGCAACACCGTATCCAGAATGCATGAATAGTATAAACAAGAAACTCAAAGGTCAAAGACTGAATGAGATCACATTGTTTATATCAGGCACAGGTTCCGGTAAATCAACACTGTTGCGAGAAATAATGCTGAATGATCTTGCCACAACAGATGACAAGATAGGTATCATTTCGTTGGAAGAAACTCCAGCAGAGACAGGCTCTAAGTTGGCTGGTATGGCGTTGAGACGCAATCCTGCGGATGAAGAGATTCCATTGGAAGAGTTGAGAGTTGGTTTTGAAAGTTTATTTTCCGACAATAGAATAGTACTTTTAAACCATGAGGGCAACTTTGCAGATGGTTCGATATTGGATAAGATTGAGTATATGTGTTTGGTTGGATGTAAATACATCTTCATTGACCATATAACAATTTTAGTGTCGGAAGGTGTGGCCGACTTGACCGGTAATGAAGCTCAAGACAAGATGATGAATGAATTGTCTAGAGTAGTTCAGAAACACCCTGTTTGGATCGGCCTTGTATCTCACTTGAGAAAAGCTCCAAGTGGTGGTAGATCATTTGAAGAAGGTAAATTACCATCTTTGGATGATATCAAAGGCTCAGGTTCCATCAAACAGATCAGTTACGATATTATAGCATTTGCAAGAAATATGTCAGCTGAGACGGAATCAGAAAGAAACACAGTACACACGTCTGTACTGAAAGCTAGAACAACCGGACAAACAGGGCCATGCCGTGATTTGTTCTATATACATAAAACTGGAAGAATGATTGAGGCTCCTGACGATGATGACTTCACTTCTGTAGGCTAATATGAAAAAGGAAAATAATGTTAACAAAAGAAGAATTACCTAAGATAGAAACACCTTGGTCAACCGTCGGTTACTTAACCTTCAAAAGAACTTATGCCAGAAAACTAAACGATACTGATGAAGCTACCGAAGAGTTTGAAGACACTGTTCTTAGAGTAATTAACGCTTGCGAAACACAATTTGATTGTGGATTCACCAAGGAAGAAGAATACAGACTTGCTAAGCATTTATTGAGCTTAAAAGGTTCTGTTGCAGGTAGATATTGGTGGCAAGCTGGTACTGATACTGTGGGTAGGTTTGGTTTAGCCTCACTTCAGAACTGTGCGTTCACTGTTATTGATTCGCCCGTAAGACCATTCACTTGGGCTATGGACATGCTGGCCTTGGGTTCAGGTGTAGGTTTCAATATTCAAAAAGAAAATGTCGATAAACTACCTCCTGTCAAAAGTTGGTTCAAAGCACCTGTAAGGGTTGACAATGGTGGTGCAGATTTCATCATTCCAGATTCAAGAGAAGGTTGGGTTAAGTTCTTAGGTAAAGTTCTTAAAGCAGCATTCTTGAGTGAAACTGAAGATAATGGAACATTCACCTACTCCACTCAGTGTATCAGAGGTAAGGGTACACCCATAAAAGGCTTTGGCGGTGTTGCAAGTGGCCCAGAAGATTTATGTTGGGGTATTGGCGCAATTTCCAAAATCTTGGAAAATAGAAAGACAAAGAAAATCAGACCAATTGATGCATTGGATATCATGAATATTATAGGTGCAATCATTGTGGCTGGTAATGTCAGAAGATCTGCTCAAATTGCAATCGGTGATCCCGATGATGTTGAGTATCTATTGGCAAAAAGATGGGATTTAGGTAGCATCCCGTCATGGAGAGCCATGTCAAATAACTCAGTTGTGTGTCATGATATAAATGACTTACACGAGTATTTCTGGCATGGTTACGAAGGTAGAGGTGAGCCGTATGGGTTAATCAATCTGAAGTTATCAAGAAAGATTGGTAGACTGGGTGAGTATGAATATCCAGATCCAGAAGTTCAAGGTTATAACCCTAAATTAACACTGGGGCTTCACTAAGCGATTAGTGTAGAAAACTTATCTAAACTCAGGGAAACTCTTTATAAGACAATCCTGATCTAACCCGTTATGGGAAGAGCAACGACTATGAATACAAAAGAAATAATGAGAGATTTATACTACTTTTCAATGTTTGACGGTAGCTTAGAACAAAAAGGCACGCATAATGCACGACTCAGAATTATACAAACAGAGGATAAATTAGAATATCTTGAAGAGGCTGGAAAAGTTATGACAGCTGCATCAATAGGTTTTTCAATAAAGCCTAAGCTGAATAACCAAGGTTTTGTAAATTCAAAGCCTCAATTGATGTTATCAACATTGTCACATCCAAAACTTGGAACAATAAGAGATCGTATATATTTGAACGGTAGAAAAACAATAGACCCACATGTACTAACATTCCTAGATGAGAGATCTTTTACAATAATGTTTATGGCTGATGGAAGCAGTTCACAATCTGTTAAAAAGAATTACAGTCCACAGTACTATATACATACCAATAGTTTTACGTATGCAGAGAATTTGCTGCTAAAGAAAGCTATAAAAGAAAAACTTAACTTAGAATTTAATGTGGTAGCTCATAAACATCTTTGGGAACTGAGATTACAAGCAAGTTCTGTAGAAAGAATGCGTAAAGTAATTTCAGAACATCTTTTGGATTGTTATGCTTATAAATTTAAATAGTATTCGTACGATAAGCCCTCGAAAGAGGTGATGATATAGTCTGTTCTATATGGTGACATATAGAGATTGGCAGAAATGACCAGTCACAATCGAAAGATTGATTAACAATAAAGTGTGCTGAACAATCTTTGGCAAACTTCGAAACATGTTGTTTGGCAGAGATATTCTTACCCAATATAACTTCGAAAGAAGAATTGTTTGATGTTGCAGAATTACTGTATAGAATCAATAAACACTCTCTGATGCTTCCTTCACACAATCGTGAGACAGAAGCAATCGTTCACAAGAACATGAGAATGGGTATTGGTGCAACAGGTATTCTTCAAGCAACAGAAGAACAAGTCGATTGGTTAGATGATTGCTATGAATACTTGAGAGCATTCGATGAAGAATACTCAAAAGAAAATGGCTTCAATAAATCAATCAAATTGACCACAGTAAAACCTTCAGGCACATTATCTTTACTTCCTGGTGTAACTCCAGGTATTCATCCTGCATATGCACAATATATGTACAGAAGAATACGCATTGCAAGCTCTCATGCGCTTGTAAATGTTTGTAAAGAAAATGGATATCCAATTGAGTTTGTCAAGAACTTTGATGGGTCTGAAGATTACAATACTGTTGTCGTAACATTTCCTTTCAGTTATCCTGAAGGAACTATCCTTGCAAGCCAAATGTCAGCTATTGATCAATTAAAAATGATCAAAAAGTTACAAACAATCTGGTCAGACAATAGTGTATCGTGTACCGTATACTATCGTAAAGAAGAGATTGATGACATCAGACAATATTTGAAAGAGAACTACAAAAGCTTTCATAAGTCATTGTCATTCCTGTTGCATTCAGATCACGGATTTGCTCAAGCTCCATATGAGGAAATTACTGAAGAGCAATACAATGAGTTAGTCAATAGCACCAAAATCATCACATCATTGAATGGTTCAATCGATTATGAATCAAATGATGAGTGTGCATCTGGTATTTGCCCAATTAAATAAGAGAAATAAAATGGAAAATAATAAAGAAGAATTATCAGTTGTTGACGTACTTCAACAGGTACTTAATGAGTTAACAGCCACTCCTGAAGTTCGAGAACAAGCTATTGAAGAGAGATTTCAATCTGAAGAAGCAATACAATGAGTTAGTCAATAGCACCAAAATCATCACATCATTGAATGGTTCAATCGATTATGAATCAAATGATGAGTGTGCATCTGGTATTTGCCCAATTAAATAAGAGAAATAAAATGGAAAATAATAAAGAAGAATTATCAGTTGTTGACGTACTTCAACAAGAACTTAATGAGTTAACAGCTTCTCCTGAAGTTCGAGAACAAGCTATTGAAGAAAGATTCCAATCTGAAGAAGCAAAAGCTGATTTGGATTATATCAATAGAGTGATTCAAGACAATTTAGGTTCACCTTTGGTGGAAATGTTGAAAATGGTTCAACTTGACAGTTTACAAGATTCTCAAGTAAAATCCACGTTAATTGCAGATATTGCATTGTTGGATAAATTGAATGCCAATGAAGGTATTGGTGATTTATTGCAAACAATTGTAGATATTCCTGTAGATGCTTGGGGTTTAGAAGCCAACAGCGATTTCATCAGAAACAATTTCTTGGATATGTTGATGCGAGTCAACACAATCTTAGGGTTCATCCGTAAGAAACAAGAAGCTTAATCAAACTTAGGGATACATTAACGTGTATCCCTTTTAAACGAGGTTTAGATGAAGGATTCAGAAAAGATAGGTATATTAAGACCATGCAAAAGCTCTTATTGTGAATGCTCCACAAACGAATGCAGCAATGCAAGATATTATGATGCAAGATTTCCAGGAACTTCATTTACGGAGTCAATATTAATGTATCCTACAGAAACAGAAGTAAGTAGTAATAACCCTAAAGATAAATTTTATATGATATTTGTTGAAGGTTGTAACAGCCCAGCCAAGCAACATTCAACATTCCAATCGGCACAAGATGAAGCAAGAAGGCTTTCTGAAAAACATGTAAATAAGAAAGTGTTTATCTTGACTTCAATTGAGTATTTGAAAACAGAGTTGAAACCAATAGTGAGGTGTGTGGTGAATGCTTAAATATAAACAAAAGTACTTAAATACGTTGGAGTTTAAAAAAGAGCTTACAAAAATTATTAATAAGTACAATATTGATAATGAATTAAATGTAGCTGATTTTATACTTGCTGAGAATATTATGCTTCATTTGAAAGCTATGGAAACTCTACAGATACAGACTAAATTGCAACAAGCCTTAGAGAATGGTGATTTTTACGATACGCTGGAAACACCTTTGAATTACGAATAAAATTAGGAGATAATAAATGGTAATTGAATTAGACCATAATGATTTAGTTAAGCTGGTTGAAGATAAAATCAAAGAAGAGTTTGGGTTATATCCTTCAAATATATCTGTGATATTCATAAATGAAATGAAATTGGCCGACACAAAAGTTCGTTCCGAAGTTACAATCGTAAAGGATCTATAATGAAATCTGATACAATATTTGATATAATTGAGTTTATTGCCGAAGAATCCAGTAAAAATAAAAAGATCATACTCTTGAAAGACTTTCTTGAAAATGATATTTTCTTACAGGTAATTAGGCTTGCTTATGACCCATTCATAACATTCGGTGTAAAGAATCTAAATGAATCTTTCAAACCTGGAAAAGAAAATTTTAACAATTCGACTTTTGAATTACTCAAAAAATTGCGCAAAAGAGAAATATCAGGTAATTTTGCAAGAGATCAAATACTAGATGAGTTGTCAAGATTGAATGAAAAATCCGGTATTTTGCTTTTGAGAATATTGGACAAAAATCTGAGAGCAGGTTTTGACGTTAAATCGCTTAATAAGGCAAGACTTA